GCCTTATCACTTATTTCTTGAGCAAGAAACTTATCAAACGGAACAAGTTCGTAATATATTTCACTCGTATTTTTATTAACAACTGTAAACAAACATGGAGTGTCTGTTAATTGCATATAGGCTTGATACAATGCAACTTGAGCAGCATATATAGGATTTGTTTTAGCCATACCTTTTGATACAAATTCTTTAAACTTTCTGTCATTAGCTGATTTGTTTTCCCATAAACAAGGATAGGCCATGTCAACTGGACCTCCACAAATAACACCATCTATGTGACCTCTAATTTTACCATCAGCAATAGAAAATCCATATTGTTCGCCAGTTTTCTTTTCTGTTCTCAAATCAAATCCTGCTTGCTTTAACCAATCGGCCATACTTGTTTCTATCTCGTGACCGAATTGAAATATTCTTAATGTCTGTGAACTAAAGTGTCTATCTTTATCCACTTCTTGACCCATATAACTGTATTGTATTTTTCTTGAACACTTCTCCCCAAGTGAAGATCCCCCTAAATATGTTCTTCTAGGAATACTATCTGACTTTTTCTTAATGGCTTTGTCAACAAATTCTGATATTTGTTCTTCAAAATGGTATGTCTTCAAATCCTTCTGGTTGCCTGATTGGACCGAAGTATTTAATATGAGATCGTGTAACATATTCGCAGACAAACTCATTTTCTATCTCCCTTGACATTTGTATAACAGATATTAAAGCTACCATTTGTTCTTCTGTTAAATTGCATAATTTTGTCTCCCAACCTATTTTGCTAAATACTTTACCTGCGTTTTTTAATGAATTGTCTTCATTGTTGGCTCTATCCATCTACTACTAATCTCCTCATCTAATGTCTCATGTGAATAAAAATCTAATTTGAATAGTTCATCTTGACCAGACATTACCTTGCAATAACCACCTAAAATTTCATACTGTAATTCTTCCATAACATCTTCCATAGCTTCTGTTACTCTATTCATTAATTCAGTTTCATTATCTATGTTTGCAGTATGGAGAAACATTGAGCCATCAACAACATTTTGAACGCCAACATCATTAGATACATTAATGCTATAATTAAGTGTTAGTCTTTCCATCAAACGCCTCCATTGCTAAAGCAGCATATCCAATAATATCAATCATACTATCTTCATGTTTAGGTGTTTTGTTTAACCTAACGCATTTCAAAGCTATCATACATCGATATACATCATGCACAGTTATTTCTTTTTTTAAAACAATAGACCACATTTTTGCTATGTTTTGATGGGTTTCGTAAGCGTCTCCATATGCTTTTGCTCTAGGGCCAGATATTAATAATTCGGCTTTTTTAAGCGCTTCACTACGTTGCATTTTTATCTCCTATACTCATAACTTTATTGTCTATATCTTTTTTATTCCACAAATAATTTAACCAACAAGCAGCTTTATATTTGTTCCAACTAAAATCCATAGCCCTAACAATAACACCACAATTACTTAACGCTTGCGTTTGTTTAGGTGTTACACCCTCATTCAACCATCTCTTGCCTTTCCTTGCTCCATCACTATCTTCAATCTCTCTTAGGAAGTCATCGGCAGACGCTATGGCTTGCTCTTTAGTGCCAACACTAACTACCCTTAACTTGCCATTAGAACGCTTTACAAGAGCAATAGATATATCATCTAAGTGAGCAACCAAACCAAACCCATTAAAGCCACTAGCACTCATACAACGACCATTATCAAACAGATCTATCCAACGATAAGGAGACCTATCCATAAGGTCAACTTCAGTCATAATAAAATCTTCTAATACTTCTTTATCTTGCTTACCAAATTCATAGCCACATAAAGGACATTCACGAGAAGATAATGGCACAATAGATTCGCATTGTGGACATGATTTTTCTGGAGCAGCACCTGTTCCTCTACCTTCTGATCCTTCAAGGTCTACGTTTTCGTCTAATGAACCATGAGTTAAGACACTTGTTCCAAAGTCTAAAACTATGCAATCTTTCTTAATAATACCAGGATGTTCTTCAGGATCTATTGTTCGCAAGCCACGACCAATCATCTGAACCATCGTAGATTTGTATGAACATGGCCTTGTTAAAATAATACAACTAACTGGTGGAGCATCAAACCCTTCTGTAAGCACAGCTACGTTAACAACAACTTGCACATCGCCATGCTCTAAATCATGTAATGTTTGTTTTCGTTCTTCGCTTGGAGTTTCACCTGTAAGCAATTCAGTTCTGACGTTAGCTCTACGATACTCGTCACATACATCTTGTGCATGAACAACAGTAGAACAAAAGACAACTGTCTTTCTGTTTCCAGCTTTCTCTTGCCATTCTTGAACAATACGTTCATTGATGGCTCTCTTATTCATTATTCGTTCTACTTCGCCCATATCAAAGTCAGATATAGTTTTGCGAACATTTTCTAATTCTTGCCTTACACCTACATCAACAACAAATGTCTTGGGTGGCACAAGAAATCCTTCACGGATTAATGTCGTAATTTCTATTTGATGCGAACAATTATTAAATATGTTTCGCAGACCTTTCTTATCTCCACGATTAGGAGTTGCAGTAAAGCCAACTATCTCAACTGATTCGTTTGCTTCTTTCACACGATTAATAATTCTAGTGTAGGTTTCGGCTATTGCATGATGGCTTTCGTCCACGATTATCATGTCAAATTCACACATGTTATCTAAATTGTTCGGTCTTGAAAGCGTCTGCACCATACTAAATATAGCTTCACCAGACCAATCTTTCTCTGATCCATCTACCACACTTGTTGTTATCTTTGGATTTACTTTTGCAAACTTGCTTCTGTTTTGTCTTACAAGTTCGTCACGATGCTGCAACACAAGAACCTTCTTGCCCTTTTTATATCTCTTACCAACTAATGCCGATAGCATAATTGTTTTACCTGCTCCAGTCGGAGCAACAACAATAGTGTTTTTATGTTTATTAAGAGCAGTAGAAGCATCGTCAACTGCTATCTTTTGGTATGGTCTAAGAATCATTATTTACTCTCATTTTTACGTCTTTGATTCCTAGATCTGCAAGTAGAACTACAAAACTTTTTTTCATTGGCTCTAAAATCGTTAACTCTTAAACGCATTTTAGTGCTACAACTTCCACAAATTTTTTCGTAATAAGCATTCTCTCTTAATAACTTAATAACATCTTGCAAGTTATTAACTTGAAAAATCATCTCTTCTTTTGCTTGTTCATATGTTTTCATTGGATTTCCTTTCATTGCTAGATGAAATGGGTAGCTTTACGGCACTCGTGCTACCCAAACGAGTTCTAGCAGACGAAGGTCAGTCTTGCCGCTAGATATTCGTAAAACCTATATTAAGCCCAAGAAGGCTTAACACCAGAATGTTGCTGTTGCCCTTGTGGTTGAATAGGAGAAGATGGCTGTGATGGTGCTTGTGCTTGCGGAGCATTGCCCCCACCAATATAACCTTCTTGATTAACCGTAACAGGTGACAACATTTTATTTTTGTCATCATAACCGTTAGTACCTTTTTCAACTGCAACTTTGATACAGAACTCCATACCATTTAAGGCTTCTAATCCAGATATTTGTCTTTTAGTATTAGCTTCTGGAGACATATCTGAAGGAGCTAATCCTTTTGCACTATCAACAATTTTTCGTAAACTTTGCAAACCTATTTCTCTGGACATAGAAACACCACTTGGGTTCTTTTTATCGCCATCAAAAAATATGTTATGCCAAACTTTACGTTTGTCAAACTGACCACCAATGATATTAAATTCACATTCAATCCATTTAGCTGACGTAGTAGCTGACTGTCTAAAAATAGAATCACTAGCCAGATCTGGGATAGAAACACCATCCATTTGTGGTTTAATGTGCATGATTACACGAGCAATAGTTCCGTGTGGAATTAAAGCGAAGTCGTTACCCTCGTCTGGGGTTATTTGATTTAAGTCAAGCATTATTGATTTCTCCTTCTTTGCTAGATTGTTCAGATGGATTTACAAAAGTCAAAGGTCTCTCTGACTGAATCTTTCCACCACTCATTTTAGTCAGCAGTTTACCTAAGTGTGGCTCTTCCAATACATCGAGTCTGCCCGATCTATCTTTTGCTGGATAACCCCACTCATTTAACGTCTGACATACAAAGGCACGATATGTGCCTGTACTCTCGTCTCCTGTCATAACTGCCATTGTGATAACTTCATCAACAATTCCTGGTAATTCACGACCCGTCTTTGAACCTTCTATTTGTAACTCAAATAGTTTACGTCCATATTCATCAACTTTCTCGTCAAGAATGCCTACAAAGATAACATTCTTTTCACGGATATGCTGTAAGTGTGTGAGCCAATTCATCATCTCACGACCTTGCATACCATATACTGCACGGGTATCAACAGTACCATTTCTAGTTCGGTTTTCTGCTTGACCCATACAATGTTGGAAACATAGTCTACCTGCCACAGTTATACTGTCAACAAATATAGTTTCATATTTTTTCATCATTTCGGAAGGGTCGCCATAAGATTGCACAACATGATCGTAATGCACTTGGCTATAGGCTTGGTCGTCAGTTAATGATGGATTACCTCCACCTAAAAAACATGCAAAGTCACGACATTCAGACCAT